AACTCTTGATATATTTTGATTGTGAATCAATTTTGGTATTACATAAATCAATTTGATGGTTAATATCAACCAATTGGTCTTTAATTTTAGCATTACGCTCTTTTAAAAGTGTATTCATTTTAGAGAATATATTAATATCCAATAAATCCTCTATGACTGCTCTTCTTGACCAGGCAGGTAATTGCATAAATGGAATAAAAGAACTACTTCCTAATACAACTACTTGGTGAAATGATTTATGGTTTAATTTTAATATATTGGTTTCAAGGAACTTTTGATAATCACGCATATTAGAAGCTTGATTGGTCATATTACCATTCTGCCATATTTCAAATCTATTTGGTTTAATACCACGAACGATTTTAAACTCTTGGTCACCAATAGTAAATTCTACTTCAACAACAGTTTTCTTACCATTAATTGAATTTACCAATTGCATTTTACCAATATCTCTATGGGGTTTACCAAAGAGACCAAATGATAAAGCATCTAATAGAGTTGATTTACCTGCACCGTTTTGTCCTACGATGAGAGTTGAAGGGGTCCTATCCAATTGAATTGTAATAGGGTCATTACCAGTGGACAGAAAATTCTGCCACGTACATGATTTAAAATGTATCATACTACCTCGAGGTTTTGTGCCTCCGTATAAAGTTTCCTCAATTCAACCTTTAAATGGTCTTTGTCCAAATCAGTTTCCACTGCATCGACATATGAATCTAGAAGGGTGGTAGTATCTTCCAGGGATATTTTCTCGTCTTCCACGCTTTCTCCCAGATACTCTTCAAAAGATTCTGCAATCTTTAGTTCATATGTTTCAATACCTTGTAATCTATCCACAAATTGGTCGAACATATAAAGGTCATTTTTATTTATAACAATTAATTTAATGAACTTGCGTTCAAATTGTTTCACATCAATTTTACTATAGTCAGTATTTGTATCATCATATATTACCTTTTTAAACATAGTGATGGGATTTCTAACTGGCGTAATCTCTCTTGTTTCTGTATCCAACACATGGAAATATTTTGGGTCATCAACATCTGCCCAAGTAAATTCCATTTGCGAACCTAGATAGTGAACATTATCTCTACTTGATTTTGTATGGAAGTGACCAGATAAAACCATTTCAAACCTTGAAAATGCATCTGATGGGTCCATACCGTGAGGATTAGGTATCCCAGCCATCATTTCAAATCCTTTTAATTCCAAATGTGCTCCAAGTATCGGTGCCTTACATTGTGCAATCCAATCCATATACTCTTTATAATTTTGGTTATTAATCCATGGTACCACAGCAACTCCAAGACCATCATAGTCCAATACTGTTGGTTTCATTATGATGTTTACATTAGTTGTAAAATACCCAAGCAATTCTTTGAGACTGCACAACTCGTTAGTATTTTTGAAGTATACATCATGGTTACCGGGGATAATATCCATAGTAATACCGGAATCACGCATAGGCTCAAGGAAATGCTTGCGATTAGCATTAAGAGCTTTGAAGTTGACAAATTTTCTGTGTTCATAGTAATCACCTAAGTGTAATATTTGTGTTATATTATGTTCCTTTAAATAAGGAAAAAATATTTCCTCGTAGAAGCGTTCTTGATATTTAAGAAAGATATCAGATGAATTTCTTACCCCACAATGGGTATCATTTAAAATTGCTACCTTCATAAAGCTTGTCCTTGTGTACCATATTTTAATTTGGCTAATTTAACCATTCTTCTCTGGTATTTACCTAATCTACGAGATGCGATTTTTATTTTTTCCTCTTGTAAGGCAAGTGCTTTTCTTTTTTCCTTTCGTTTTAATTCCTTTTGGAACCTAGCCTTGTTTCTTCTAACTTGGCTAACTCTTTGTTTCTCACTTAAATGTTTCATGACATGAATAACTCCAATTTTTTAGCTTTCTTTTCCTTTTTGGCAAATTCTTTTATTGCTGTATCTTTTTGCCTAACGGTACTAATTCTTTGTCTGAGTGTATCAACATAAGCCATTGTTTGTTCGGCTCCTTCGTTATCCATACCCATTGCAACAAAGTCCTCAATACCCATTTTTTCTATGAATCTAAACTTAATGTCCTGTTGCTTTTTCTCCTTAGTAATCCTACGGATAAATGCAAAATAACATATCTGTGTAAAATACGAAAATGCGTTAGGTTTTCCTGTCCGTGTTGAGGCTTCGATATTATAGTTACCTATTGCCCTTAAACAGTTTTCCACTGCGTCCATAACCATTTCTTCTCTATAAGTGTATCGAACAAAATTAGGTCTGTGTGATAAACCTTCTGCGATTCTTATAAAACATTTGGCTATATAATCAGTAACCTTAGGTACTTCAGTTCCCTTTTCTTTTGCTTTCTGGGCACTAACTGCATAGTCCATAACGGCTTCTGAAAAGTCTCTATTATTAACGTAATGTGGTTTTGCTTTTGCTTTAGCTGACATTTTATTTTTTCTCCATAATGTTATATTATATCATACTTTCATTCATTTGTAAACCAAAAAAGTTTTAACCTGCGTGTTTACATTTCCCCAGTTTTGTGATATAATAATATAGTATTGGCAGGGGCCAGAGGTATACTAAACTAATGTATTGTTTCCTTGGGTTCTGGTACATCCAGGTAGTCTTCTTCTATCATTTCCCTCTCTCTAGTAACCATATCTTGTACTGCTTCTCTTACGGTCTGAAGCTTGTATTCAGGTCTTTTAGTTTCAAGGACAAAATTAATATAAGTTTCATGTAAATATTCATCTAAAGGAACATGATGAACAATACGGTTTTTATACAATTTAAATGTCTTTTGCGAAGAAAGTGGAAACCAGTGTGCGAATTGCATATTCCCTAATAAATTTGGTAACAATACTACTGGTCTTTCTATTATATAATTATCATCATTCTTTGTATTAAGAACGGCAATAACATCTTCTCCATTGATAAGTTTAAATTGTCTTATATTAAGTGTTTCCATATTATATATTTATATCGTATAGTTTGTATTTAAATTTTTCCTTTGAATATATTTTAATTCTTTCAGCGGCATGCTGAAGGGTATAATTCTTCTTAGATTTCCAATGTAAGTCATCTGCAATATCATATAATTTGGTTTCACGGCCATCTTCAGATTTTCTCAATCCTCTTCCGATACTTTGTAAAACCCTAATTTGCGACTTACTTGGTGAAGCAAATATAATGTTGTGTAAATTACGAATATTAATACCTGTAGAAAAAGTGCCAATGGAAGCAACGATAATCGCGTCTTTTTCCTTCTCGGTAATCTCACGGACTGATTCTCTTGTATCGACATCTGTTTCTCCTGAGACATAAAATAATTTCCTATTATCTGTTAATTTTGTTTTTAATAAATCATGTAAAGGTTTACCATGTTTCTCTACATAATTAAAAAGTACTAGTGTATTACCTTTTTGGTCTCTAGCCAAGTTCGCGATGAATTGATTTCGAGGATTATACCCTACAATAAAATCAAGCTCTTGTTGATAACTATTACCACTCATTGCTTTACATATATCATTATGGTATTTTAAAACCAAAACAGATATATCTAATTGTGCTAAATCATCGCTGTCAATTAATTTCTTTGTTGTTGTAACCTGGTAAACTGGACCAAATAATCCTTCTAATACCAATTGATGTGTTTGTGTTCCATCAAGTGTTCCTGTAGTACCAATACGATATTTTGCATTAACACATTTTTCTAGTATTGCTGTAAGTGATTTGGCCTTAAAATTATGAGCCTCGTCTCCTATTACCATACCAAAACCATCAAACCAATCTGGGCGTTCCTTATATATGGATTGCCATGTTGTGATAACAACTCTTTTATTTATGTTATATTTTTCTCTACCGGAATATATTCTGTGACATTCTTCTTCATGGTCAAACGATGGGTCTTTTGAGGCGTAATCTGCAAAATCAGAATACATTTGTTCTACTAGTGATGTGGTTGGTACTATTAAGAGAACATTAGAATCATAAGATTCAAGGTAAAAACGAATAGCCATGTAAATAATAAGGGATTTACCTGATGCGGTTGGTGATAATAATAAACTTTTTTGATTAGTGATAGCATGTGATAAGGCCTCCAATTGGTAATCTCTGGGTGTAATTTCTTTTCCATTTGCAGTTAATGTTAACCCAGCAGCATCTGCATTAAATTCTTCTGTTGGTATTAAATCAATATCTCTATGTATTGTATAATTTCTACCATCGCAAAACTCTTTTAAATATTTGTATAAACCCGTATATAAGGTCTTTTTTCGCATATCAAATAAACGAATTTTGCCATCCCACATACGATTACGATATGCTGGCATAAACCTATAACCAGGCACAAAGAAACAAAAGTGTTCAGATAATTCTCGTTCGACCGACGGTTCACAATCAATGTGTAAAAAGGTTTCATTAACCTTAGTTACAATAAGAGTTTCCATTACATTCCTGAAGTAAATTTATGCCATTCGATGGCATTTTTAATCGACTGATGTCTCCATTTAATGTTATCCATAATCTCTTTTAATGTATCAACCATTTCTTGTGTGTAATGAATTTTGGCTTGATGTTCTTGGATTATTGGGTCGGCGTCATAATATTTATCCATATCGCCTTTCAATACAGTAAGACCATTTAATGGGTCATAATCCCAACCTTTGGTATCCAATTCTTCTTGTGATAATTTGCCATTATAGTGATTGAATTTATCACGTAATAATACCTTAAATTCCAATTCTAATTTCTTTAATTTAAGTTTATTTACTGAATGTAATTCTAAATATTTGGAATGTAATTTTGCAGACTGTCTAGACGCCTCTCCGAGTTCCATCTCTTCGATAACACTGTCTTTTTTCCACATTTCAATGATAGCTTCTAAATTATTCATAGTATATATTATAACACATTTCTGTGTAAAAGTAAACCTGTTTAGGTTTTAAATTCAAAATTTGTATATTGGAATGTTATATCCATTTGTGCATATTCAACACTATCTGCTTGTGAATCAAATTCTACTGCACTAATACTTGTTGGAAATATTCCAGAGAACTTAATTTCTTTTGTGACATTGTTATGTGATGATAATACCAATAATGTTGCATCTGCTTTAAAATCTTCTGCATTTTTGGATTGTATTATATTGTGCATCCAATCAAATGTTTCAATATAGTTTTCCATATTTTCTGTCACATTTGCTCTAATAGCAAAATCATCAAATGATAACCTATCGCCTGTGAATGCTAAATTAACACCGCGATATGGTTGTTCTGCAGCTGATAATGTCATTCCCGGTAAAGTAGTAGCCACAACAAAATATTCCAAATTTGGATATTTCGTATGGTCGACTTTAAATTGAAACCCTACAGGGCTGAGAAAGTTTTTATTTGTGGTTAATGTTGCCATAGTACTATTTATACAATCTCAGCCCTTGAATATTACTTCTCTACAACAAATTCATTAAGTTGTTTTGCTAAATTAATTACAGCCTTAGCAGTAATTCTTTTAACTGGAAGCGGTTTAATATCTTCTGGGTTATATCCGTTATGCTCTTGAATAGCGTGTATTTCCCTTTCAATATTTCCGTGTAATATTCCTTCTGCTTGAGATAGCAAATCGGCTCTTATTTCATAGCCACTTTTTCCTTCTGACATAATATCCTCCTGTGTGTATGTGTGTTAATGTCAATATTATATATAACGCAAAAAAAGGGGCCTAAAATTAGACCCCTTTAAATTAGATTTAACTAATTAGGTTTACACCATAATGTCGTCAACTCTGAAGATTCTGAAATATTGGTTACTTCTGTCTGAACCAACATTATCAAGAGCTACGTAAGGGTTAGCAACCATTCCGTATCTTGTTTTGAATCCTATTCTTGGCTGGAAGTCATTCTCACCAACTGCTTTAACCATTGTTAAAGGAACGTATGGGCAATAGAATAAACCAGCGTCGTATGGGTTAGTACCTCTGTAACCAACACATACAAAGTCAACTGTTGAATATG